AGGAAGAGCTGACTGCGGACGAGGTTGACCAGGTAATAGAAAACCCTGAATTGACTGATAAACAGCGGCTTTTTTGCGTTTTATACGCAAGGTGTTTTAATGCTACAAAAGCATATCAAAAAGCGTATGGATGCGATTATGAAGTTGCAATGAAAAGCGGAAGCAGGATGTTGAGAAATGTTGAGGTAAAAAAAGAAATATTTCGGCTGAAGGAGAGCCGTCTAAACAAAGAGTTTTTGTCAGAGGACGACATCTTCCAGAAGTATATGGATATAGCCTTTGCAGATCTGACAGATTACGTTGAGTTTGGCACAGCGGAAGAACCAGTAATGTCCATGTACGGACCGGTCAAAGTCGAAGATCCGAAAACTGGAAAGAAAAAACAACTGACCCAGACAGTCAACGTAGTGCATTTCAAGAAATCCTCAGAAGTAGACGGAACCATACTGTCAGAGGTAAAGCATGGCAGGAATGGCAGCAGTATCAAGCTTGCCGACCGCATGAAAGCCCTTCAGTGGCTATCTGATAACATGAAACTGGGAACAGAGCAACAGCTGGCGAGACTTGAACAGCAGCGTGCACAGATTGACCTGCTCAGAGCAAGAAAACAGGATCTTACCGGTGAAAACGAAAGCCAGGAGGCTGTGGAGAAGCTGGATCAGATCCTGAAGGAGTTGCGTGAGAATGCAGTTAAGCAGCAAACAGAATGAATACATAGTAAAAGCCACGCACCGATGGAACATAAAATCCGGGGCAGTACGATCCGGAAAATCCTATGTTGATGTTGCTTTCGTGGTTCCGTTTCGAATCAGGGAACGGGCAGGACTGCCTGGCTTAAATACCATACTTGGCGTCTCTAAGGAATCCATTGAGCGAAATGTTTTACAGCCGATGCGCGAGATATATACGGACAAACTGATCGGCACGATCAACAGCCGGAATATGGCAAAAATCTGTGGGGAGGATGTTTACTGCCTTGGTGCGGAGAAAGTAAGCCAGGTTGCAAAGATCCAGGGTTCCAGTATCAAGTACTGCTACGGTGATGAGATTGCAAAATGGAACAAAGAAGTATTTCAGATGCTGAAATCACGTCTGGATAAGCCGTATTCCTGTTTTGATGGCAGCTGTAACCCGGAGCATCCGACACATTGGTTAAAAGAATTCCTTGATACCCCGGATCTGGATATTTATCTGCAGAAGTACACGATTTTCGATAATCCTTTCTTGCCGTCTGAGTATGTGGAGCAGCTGTGTAAAGAATATGCCGGCACGATCTACTATGACCGTTTGATCCTGGGACTGTGGAAAAGGGCAGAAGGAGCCATTTATAAACGGTTCGCTGATAATCCGGAAGCCTACCGCTGCAGCATTGTAGATGATTTTGGTAATTCAGATGGACACAAACAATTCCGGAAAGAAGATATCGTATCCATCGAGATCGGCCTGGACTTCGGAGGAAATCAGTCAGGACATTCTTTCGTGGCACGTGGTTACACAGATGATTACCAGGATGTGATCGTGCTGAAATCGAAGCGTATCAAGGCAGAGGATGAGAAAGAGGACATAGACAGCAACCGCCTGGACGAACTGTTCTGTGAATTTGTCGGAGAGGTAATTGAGAAATATGCAGTTACTGCATGGAGAGGGGGAAGAGTCGAGTACTGCAATGTGGAATCGGTATTTTATGATAACGCAGAGACGGTGCTTGGAAATTCAATCCGAAATGCAGTGGACCAGAAATATCCGTGGATTGTGGTAAAGGGCGCGAAGAAAATGCCGATTAAC